ATCAACACTGTGATGATTAGCGGCAACATGAACCCCCCACGGAGATAAATTAGAAACTTCTTGCACCACAAACCTCCATATATTATTTGGATTATAATCTATAATATGATCCTCATCTAAATCATTATCGTTAACTTTTACTGTAATAACTTCACCAAACCCTATATTTGGGTCAGTTATGGATGACAAAGTATGTGGTACTCCTAATTTATCATATATCATAGTAGTATTGTTAATTGACTGCAACGTATTTATATCGGTGATATAGAACATATTTTTATCACTTGGATATTTAATATCCTTACTACAAGAATACATGCAATGTATAGGATTAGTCTCAAATGATGGAACACTTGGTGAATTGGTGTTAATAAGTCCAGTAACATTGTCAACTGTTCGTTGAATAACAAACCACGATTGATCATCACCATCTACAGATGGTGAATCTTGATATACTGATACAACTATTCCACGTTCAGTCATTGTTAATCTATATGATGTGTGTCCGTTATGAGGTTTAAACCACCCATCACCTCTTACTTTATTTCTAATAGTATATGGCATACTACTAAAACTACTCGGTATTAAAATATCTTTATATGTAACATCTACCATCTGTCCATATGTTCTAGCTATAACACTATAATCAACACTACCCCCAATATCACCATTGCTTAATAATCCAAATGGAGCACACGTATTAACCTTTACCCACCCATACATTGGATTGGGTATACCTATATTTTCCTTCCAATTTATATCATCTAAAACACCATTAAACGTATATCCCATATGACTTGAAAACACGCTCTCATTTGACATATAACTAGAATCTGATATAGTATTACCTATAATATATCTATCATATCCCATAGACTGTAATCTTATGTTAGTTTGTATTAATTCATCATTAAATTCAATATCATCATTATACAATCTAGGTCGTTCATCATACTCAAACCGAAGTCTAAATGGTTGTCCGGTTAATAATTCATTCGTGGATTCTAATACTACTACATGCTGATGTGCATCCCCCCCAGATATATTAGTATAGTTACCATTACCATCATATCCATTAATGGGATATATTACAACAAAAAACTGCTTAGTTATGATATTACTAGTTAAGGAATCAATCAACTCGTTCCCAGCAAGTGAGTTGCCATTATACATCACCCAACTATCAGTTAAATCCGATATTAAATTATATAATAAACCGTCGGAGTCAGATATACCAACAAATGTTGTTTTAGATGTAGATATTCCGTAATGTGTAAGATCCGAAAGAGGGATTACATTACTAGCAAAAGTTGTCACAATTAAGTATGAGCATCAATATTAATGTCGGTATTAAGAATCCAATCACCCGAAACTAATATACATACTCTCATACCATTACCATTTGGTAATGTAGAACGTAATCCGTAATATCTACGTTTATCAATCTCATCAAGCTGATCTCCCCTAGCATATGATACCATTGGAACAGTACTACCTTCTGCGATTACTTGAGCAGATGAAAAACAAATCATATCTATTTCTTCTCCCGGATACATAAAAGATTGTGTTGTTAGACCGGTTGGAAATGTAATCACAAATCGGTTGTCATCTGTAATTGATAATTGCTCCATTGGATTCAAAATAGCATTGCTATCAGTTTCATGTTTAGTTGCAGACTTATGAACATCCCATGGTTTTAATTTATCATATTCACGGACAACATACCTCCAAATTGGTTTAGCAATCCAATCAGATGCCAATGGATCTTCTTTATCAAATGGGTCTAATATATATGCAGTTTTACCCGTTGTTGTATTAAATTCTGAATGATTAAGTGTATATAAATTACCAACATAATCGTGAACTTGTGTCGATTCATCAGCTATAGTATGCGCTGATATAGAATTAGTTCCATAAAATATTCCAAAATCTCTAGGATAAAGTGATTCACGACTACATGAATATAAACAATGAACCGGATATCTATAAGCCGAATCTATACGAGTTTCCCCAGAAATATTACTAACTAATCGTTGAGATACTATCCACGAATAATCATCATTTTCTGTTGACCCAGCATCATCCCATAACCCTAAAGCAAAACCACGTTCACTCATTGTCAATCTATATGACATGGGATATGTACCTTGAACATTTGGATCAAGTTTTCCAAATCGTTTAAACCACCCTCTACCTTTTGTTTTTATTCTTGTTTTTATATTATTAACAGAGGCACTTCCAGTATATGGATATACTGTATCATGAAATTCAAGATCTACAATTTCACCTGGTGACCTAGATACGGAACCGTCTAAATATTGACCATTACTCAATAGAGTTAATTGATTTTGATCAGTGGAAATAACTTGTGTTATATCACCACTATCTAATAATTGCAATGAAGTGGCTATATTAACTTTCAACCAACCATACATTGGGTTAGGTATTCCAGTTTGTCCATGGGTTTCCCAAGTTCCATCCGATGACAACGTTCCATTAAAATCATAACCATTACCGGCACCAGTTCTACCTAATGGGGCAAAGTCAGTTTCATTAATGGCAACATCCCCTGCATATTCAGGATGTCCTAATTGTCTCATTCTTATATTTAATTGATCTAGTTGATATAAAAAATCAGGATCTTCTAAATAAATTCGTTGTCTTAAATCAAATTCAAACCTAATTCTATATGTTTGGTCTATAGAAGATCCTATCTGATTAGTATATGACATATCATTCGTAGTATCTAATAACATAACATGTTGTGCATTAGAAACACCATAATTGGCAGAACCAATATACGTACCTAAAGAACCAGTTGTTACTTCTACAAAAAATTGTTTAGTAACGTTATTATTCCCATCTGTTATAAGGTCACCAGTAACACTACCATTAGTATATAATTCCCATGCTCTAATCATATCTGACTTTATTAATGATAAAAAGCTGGCATTCGGATGTGGAGTCTCTACATTATTAATAAAAGCGTGTGGTCCATCTATAGAAGTAATACCACTTCTTTGTCTAGATACACCATAATTAAATAAATTTTCAGGTAATATTACCGATGCTACATGTGACATACTATGTTTCCTGTATTATTTGTTTTCTATATATGATTGTTTAGTATCAACAACTTCATTTCTAAAAGATGCTAATGTTGATGTGTTTATTCTATTAATATTTGCAACCTCTAAATCCAATATTGGCATCCATGCAATTGCACACTTCCAATCATCATATACTTTATTAGAATCCTGTGGGTCTGTGCCAACTATCTTAGTATACCAAGCACATCTATGTATTTTATTATCTTTAATTTCTTCACATTTACTACCTAATGGGCAAGTAATTATTACATCATCAATCATAATATTAATCCTTCACACACATAATAACATTAGAATATTTAGGGGTTATAGTTAACTGTTTTACGTTTCCAGTAAAAGAACTGACTAACGAATGTCTATGTCCGGCACCACTACCTGATTCACTTGTTTCTAGCGGTGTTGGTGAAACGGGCCATAATTGATTACCATTACTTGAATTTACCCCTCTACCAGTAACTCCAAATGGGCTTATGTTATGACTATGTTTTGGCATTTCTTCAATTGATAGCACATGATAATCGGTATATCCAGACATTTTTAAATCATGTGTATGTGTATGTGTGAAAATAGTAGAAGCTGATGCACCACCTTGATTAGTATCACCACCATCTGATTTAGTTTTGACAACACGTAATATACTATCATTAGCATGAGTATATAATGTCCAACCAAGTGGCACATATGACTGATAAAATAACAAAGTAGTCCCACTTGCAAATTCTGAAGAATTATCACCAACCGATGGTCTGTTAATTATGTCTACCCAATATACATCATGATTATGATCACCACCACCGCCAGAATCAACACCAGTTGGTAAATTATCTAATTTATAATCTAAGGCATGAATATCTTCTTTGATATTATTTTTATTTGCAATGACATTTAATGGGTTTGAATAATAAGTACCAGACTCTAAATTAACAGTTGAAACACTTAACCCTATAGATTCTATCATATTATCCATACGATTGTCAATATCAACAATATTTGTTCTGATTACTCCATTTTCTGTTAATATAGTATTAATATTATTAGTATGTTTAATATCAACCTTTTCATGATATTCTGATCTAAATGCAACTATTTCAGTATCAAGTAAATTAATATCAGTTTTAATATTATCGGTAGTACTATATATATTATAAACACCTGACGTATATGTCCCGTCAGAACTTAATCCAACATTACTTTCTATTGTATCAATATTAGTAATAGTATTATGTAATAAATTAATAGTACCATTTAATGTGTCATCAGTATCCTTAAGTTTTATATCAAGTGTATTAATATTAGTTTTTATAACATCTGACGAAGTGTAATTTGGTCCTATTGCAATATACTCACCATTTAACTCTAATCCGATATATCTAAATGCATTTGCTTGTTTTGTTTCTAATGATTGTATTCTATTATCATTAGAAACAACATAATCGTATGTTTCATTTAAAGAGCCTACAAAGGTATTTTTATTTGAAGTTTTTAACCCAGACCAATTCCCAAATATCACTTCAATATAATCTGAGTGTAATTTTATTTTATTAGTTTTATTTCTCCAATCTTCAAAAGTATCAGTCTGTAAAACTTCATTTATTTCTGGATATATTGGTATTGGCATAATATTTCTCGTTATTTAAATTATGGTAATTGTGTTAGTTTTGCAGTTGCAACGGTAGAGGTATTACCACCCCATCTTATAGATACCCAACCCACCTGAGATCCAGTACCACCTAATGGTATACTAGTATTTATAACTGCTGGGTGGACATAATTAGATGGGTTAACCTGACACCAATATGAAGTAAATTGATATGGATTACCACCACATGCATCCCTGTCACAACATGTATGGAATGGACCTCCTGATGAACTACCAGATTTAATATTACCGGAAATGCCAGACTTTATAGAAGATGAACCACTTCCGTGTCTGGCACTACCATGTCCACATGTAAATATAAGAGATCCATTATAACTTAGTGTAGTATTAGTACCCTCATCACCTATAGTAGTCCAGTGATACCCATATCCACCACCACTTCCTACTATAATATTTACCGTAGAACCAGGAGTCACCGATAACTTAACATCTGTAACCCCCGCACCAGTACCACCAATAAACGCAAATCTGCCATAATCTCCGTCATGAGTACCATACCCAGCACCACCACCACCAACAGCATCAATTGACAATTCATATACACCACTCGGTACGGTGAAAGTATGACTACCATCGTGCATATATGTCTTAAAATCAATCCCAGCAGCACCACCATCGGCAACCAGCGTCTGTGTGACACCATCATCCCAAGAAACATATGAAGAAATACCAGGACTTCCTCCCCAATGGTTTTTACCATTAGCAATAGGATTTGTTGATCTATTTGGCCAATACGTTTCTGGATATCCATATGATTGAGGTGGAGATGGATTGGTTATACCATCGCGTCCAACTTTAAAATTAATTTGTTGTCCAGGTGTTACTGGTATTATATCTGACTTAATTTCTCCAGGAACACCAGATCCACCAGTAATTTGACTCCAACCAGTTTGTCCACCACCAGTTCCACCTATAAGATCATATTTTAAATTAAAAACTCCGTGTGGAACCCGATAGTCAACGGTTGTATCTGGTATTGTATACGATTTATATTTATCCTCATATAATACCGGTTCCCATTCATTATTTTCACGTACATATACCTCATGTACATGTTTCCACTCACCATCTTCCTTAACCCAGATTTGATCACTTTGTGTATAACTACCAGATTGAACAATTTCACATTCAGTCTGTGTATTACCATTTGACGGAACTTCTGTACTAGTATAAGTTGACTTATCATATGAAGTATCTACCCATGAAGAAATTGTTGCAGAAAAACTAAGATTAGTATTCCCACGTCCACGACTACCTTCCACCCAACCGGCAACTTTAATAGATATAGTTTTATATGCATTACCTGAATTTGATATAGTTATATCTGAATAGTATCCATATTGTGTTCTCCTTGCAACAGTACCACCAACTATCCATTGTCCATTATCTAATCTATAGTATAAAGTTCCACCGTGATGCCATTCTTGAGAATAACTGTCTTGTTTTGACCAAGCATTAGTTATAGTTATTGTAGTTAAACCACTTATATCAATATGATTATGATACGATACTTGTCTAGTATCTGCAAATTTAACAACTAAATCTTCCTTAAATCCCTGTGATATACGTGTCTTTATCCAATTAGTAATAACTTTAGTGCCTGAACTAATAACGTTAGATGCCGTTTTACTATTAAATTCAGTATATCTACTGTCATGAATATAAAAGGTCATTATCCGTACCGTTTCCAGATATAAACACATTTATATGGTGGTGATATGTCAAATGCCTCACCCTTCCCTACAGAGGATGTATAATAATAATTGCCAGCACCATCTGGTTTTGAGATAGCGTCATACCTGAAAGACCCACCTTTTTCCGTTATACCGTTATTCATTCCAGAAAGTTGCAACTGGTCATCACCGCACCAAACATGCTTATGTTCTGGCAGGTTATCCGTTGTCAATGTGACATGTGGACCTTTCCAATCATTCTCATTTTCCGATTCAAACCCGGCCGTTCCAACTTTTACACCAGTAAGAACTCTTCCAATCCCATATGGTGACCATGCACCAAATCCAAATATAGCATTGGGATTCCGGCCATCTGTGGCATTCTGATATATTGTTCCTATAGGATAAAAGTTATTAAACACATCTTGAATTGATATACCACCGACAACAGTTCCAGGATCTCCTTGATCTCCTTTATTACCACGATCACCTTGATAACCTCTTGGACCAGGATCGCCTTGATCGCCTTTATTCCCAAATTCACTATCTCCAGGATCTCCTTTATCCCCTTTATCTCCTTGATCTCCTTTTTGACCAGGACCTCCTTGATCTCCTTTTTGACCAGGATCTCCTTGAGTGGGAGTAGTAACCGCAGATATATACCCATCAATATGAACCATCGTATTTCCATAGATGGTGTTCGATGGTTGATTTGCCCAAACTTCAAATGAACTAACATATGAAATTTCCATAGTATTATAATCTGAAGCAGCATCATCAGAATTGTTTGGACCAGCAGAATTACAAACAATTCTCTCTGAAACCGATGATGAACGGAATTTCATCGTATTTGTAGTCTCATCTGCCCACGTTTCAAATGTTAATATTATTGCATGTGCATCACTTGGTATTGTTGATGGAGTTGTAAATGATGTCCAAGTACTAGCTGAAGTTATACTATAAGAAATCCTTTGTATATATACAATATCTCCCTTAAACATACCACCACCACCAGATAGTGCCGTCTCCCATCCTGTTGTATTAGCACTAGTTGCGACTAAATGTTTAGTTGTACCTGAAGCAAAAGCATTACCTGGTTCCGGTACATGTAACCCTGACGGATGTGGAGGATGCGGTGTGCCACCACCACCAGAGGCATTCAGTGTTCCATCATAATCTACTGTTAAATTGGCACCAACTTTAATCGTACCAAGTAGTCCCTCAGATGCTATTCTATAATCAGCATGAGTAAAATGTGGTGTAGGGTCACCACCACCACCATCACCACATGGAACTGCTCCGCCAACTCTATACCATATATCACCATCAGCACCACCGCTTGGAGGATTTTCTGATATAGTTCTAGCACCTTGTCCATTCGAATTATCTATATGATATTGTCTTAAATTATCAAAATTAATATCATTAGAATTTTGATCATTAGTATGTTCTGTTCGTAAATTTTTAAGTTCATCATCTATATCACGAATATCACTCTTTATATTATCATTTATTGCAACAAGATTATTGGAAGAAGAACTATATGTACCATCCCCACCTAACCCTATATAATTAAACGACGTGGTTAGTTTTAATATCAAATCATCAATATTTGTTTTATTAAAATTGATGTCGGATTCATTAGTTGATATTAAAACACGTATATCATCATCTTTTGAATTTATTAAATTAAAATTATCAGTAATACGTTCATCTAAATATACGATATCACCAGACACTGATCTATTTAATAATCCCAATCCATCATAAGATCCATCTGAACTAAATCCCAAATTAAATAATGTATTATCAAATCTTTCAATGGTTTTAGTCAGTGAAAAATCAGTTAAGACAATAGTATCATAATTACTTTCAGTCTTATCATCTAATAATTTTATATCTTGTTTTATTATATTACTAATGGCATAACTATTATCACTATCTGAACTGTATATACCGCGTGAATTTAATCCAATATAATTAAATGCATTCTTAAGTCTATCATTTATATCAACTATTTCTTTAGTATTATTATCCGAATGAGTATCTAATTCAGTTACTATACTTACTAAATTATTAGAATCATAGTTGTCACCATGTCCAGTTCTTGTTGGTAACTGTTTCCAATCTCCTAATAATTTTTCTACTTCTATAGAATGTTCTTTTAATAAATTTGTTTTATCTTTCCAATCATCAAACGTATCAGTACGTAATACCTTTAATATTTTTGTATAATTATCTGTAACTGACATTTTATAATTTCTCCAATAATTGGTTTAATATATTCTTTATTTCCGATACTTCAGATTTTAAATTTAAAATTTCTTGTTCATTATGTTCACGTTTTCTTTTTATCATAATATATTTATTATATTCATTCTCATCAACATTAACTATACTCCCAACATTCATGTCTCTAATTAAGGATGAATGTCCGTCAACCTTTCTTCTATTAATCATAATTAAATAATCCTATGATGTTGCTATAACTCTGAGATCTTTAACTTTTGGCACATCACAAGTATTAATACCAAGCATTACTATTTTTATACCAAATGATGTGAATTCTGGCAATGGTGTAGTCATGCCCAAATCCATAGATAATTCAGTATAATCACCAGATTCTTTAGATATTATATTATAATATCCTTCAGGATTATCTATTAAAGTATATTTCAACTCTCTATAATTATCAGCATCAGAGTGTTTAAGTTTATAATACACCTTAATATCACTACCCAACGGTATATGAACACTTAATGCAATCCTTAATGAAGTTGCCGGATTAAGTAATGCAACTTCTTTTGTGATATATTTACAATCAGCAGAACCACCATTAGATTCTAATTCAGATACCCAACCATCATTTGCAATATACCCATCCTCATTTAAATTTGATGGGAGTTGATCACCACTACTGTCAATACTATATGTCGGATTATTTAATCTGTTAGACATACAAGTTGCGCTTATCCTTTGATTATCTATCATTGGTGTCAAATAGTCGGTAGTTGACGATAATATTGCTTTATATTGTAATGATGGTTCCCTACCAAAAAAATACTCATTCTCATATGAAAATATATTACGCGGGGTGTTAAATTCTATAGCACCCGAATCTGGCACAAATGGTGACCAACCAGTATCACGAATTCCAGGTTGTGATTGAGAATGTTGTGACGATCCTGATGTTGATTTTAAGAAGAATGAAACATCAGTTTCATCTAATATCACTCTTTGTATAGCTGGATATAAAATATCATATTTAGAATTTACATAAACTCTAGGTAAATCCTTAGTATTATTTTTAATTGGGGTAAATAATCCACTATTTGAAGGTGTATTAGAAGTCCCAACAACTAAAGTCGATCTGACTGCATCATTAATAGACTTATCAGTAGCTGCATAATAATTCATTTTAGATTTTGAAACATCAATAGTAAAAGTATCCAATGATGTCTCTACAACTTCATGAACACCATTAATATCAGCACCACTAATTGCATTAGCAACATCAGTACCACCATATAATGTATTTGGATATAATCCAGTTATTGCAACATAATATCTATTATTATATGACAGTTTATCATATAAATCGTGATTAAGTACTTTTATTATTACTTTAGAACTATCCTTTGTTATACTCATAGATGATAATCCTAATTTGGCACTAGAAGTATCATAATCATTTTCATCTACAGATGTACTATTATACGTAACTATAGATGTGTTATTAATATCAAATTTAGCACGATATACTCTAAATTTAAGATCTTCCATTTGATCGGCAGTCCATGTAGATGCATTCTGAGATTTAAAAAATACACCAGCGTATGGTTGTTCAGATATAATACCTTTACCGTCTAAAGATTCTTCACCCAATCTAGAAACATAACATCTATAATCTTGTGTGTCAGCTAAGATAACTATACAATATTCTACTCCACTTTTAAGATGAAATGGATATTTGAAAGTAAAAATACTTTCAGCCGTACCATCATCAGATACCGTAATATCACGTGGGTGTAATTGAGTTTCTGCCATAACTATTTGTCCAGGAAATCCAGCAAGAGTATTACGAATTTGTACTCTAGCTTTAATTTGAGGACTACCTGGTTGTGGTTTAGTTGCAAAATATAGTCCAACACGTGATATAAAAAATCCATCTGTTGGTTTTATTTCTAATGTTTGAGCCAACGGATCATACCAACCAGTTGTAGAAATCATTTTTCTTCCTAAACTAGTTGAGTCCAAATAACTGGCATCAACAGTACCCATATCTTTACTTTCAAAGGTGGCAGAACGAACATCCACAACAGTTTCTTCTTGATGTTCTAAAATACCCCTTGCAGTATATTCTGTCTCACATGACGTACCGGCATCTGCCGAATTATTAATTTGATCGGTTAATCTAAATACTCTATCACCAGTTCTAAATCTCAAACTCTCAGAATTTGGTATAGTAAATATACCATTAACACTACCTTCATTAGTTGTTGTGATAGCACCAGAACCACCATCAATCCAAGAATTGGATTTATATTTTCCAATTCTAAAAGTTTCTCCAGGTTTTAATGACATAGACAAAAACATTTCTTCATCATCTATAAACGATTTAGGATCTAAATTATTAGTAACCGTATACACAATTTCATCGGGAACACCATCCCAAGCAATATCTACTATTCGGACAGTATGACTTGAAGTTGCCCCCGTCATATATATTTTAGGATCATCCTTTAAAAAAGCAGCATTAACTGGATCATTTACAGCAGACTCTGCCGATGGTTGGCCAGATGCATCAACCGTATCACGTAATATCATTTGAGAAGGAGTACTACAATATGCTGTTACATTTTCTCCATCAAAAAAAGCATACAACTTCGTATTTGGTTTCATAGTATCTGCTGTAAATTTAACAATACGAGATCGTATAAATGGTACAAACTCTGTGCTAACTACACGTTTACCATATCGTTCTTGGTATTTCTTTTCATGTATAGAATTAAACTTAACAGATTTGTGTGCCTTTACCTGTTGTATCTCAGTAACATCCGCATATGTATCATATCTTATTGACATTAGTGTTTCCTTATTTTTATATAACTATAATTAATTTATAATTAACAATGATTGCATAGGTACTCTGTAGATTCATTGGAATTCACAGTGGATATTGTCGTGCGACTCTCTTCTTCAACTTCACCATATACTGTACCTAATGCACCAGATATTTCTGCCAATTCTTTAAATGTGGAATATTCATCACGGTCTATTTTAAGATCGGGATTAGTTACAACATCACGCCAATCATCATTAGGTGGTTTTAATTCAACCGAACCTCTAAAAGTAAATACAGCATATGGGTTAACATTAACAGTTTTAGAACATTTTGGCTGGTCAATTACTAATTCATGTGTATATGGTAACATAACAACATCATCCAAACATACAAACCCTTTAGATTCACTTGGATTAAATGTCATATTAACATTTTTCTCATTGAATTTAGGTCTTAACTCAGAAGTTCGCATATCAATAGAACACTGATAATCCGGATCTAAAATATCTCCAATATTATGTCCATCAAATGGTTCAACTAAAAATCCATTTTTAAATCTATTATTACCATTAACATCTAGTATTTCCATATCAGAAGTATTTTTTTCTAATAAAGATAAACTCGTATAATATTCTAAAGTACTAACTCGTTGGTCAATTTTACCAATGTCACGCATAGTATATCGTCTATTATCAATCATTGTTTTAATAACATCACGACTTGACGATGTAAACGGTAAGGCAAGTAATTCATATAAAACCATACCATCATCTGGCGTTTCTGGTAACAATGGATCTATTGCAGATATTCCATAAGCAACTTTAAAAAATCCATTTTTAGTTAAATATAATAAATCCCTTCTTGGTAAATATACTCTATAATCTGTTATTATATCAGAATTATTTAATGGATAATCTATCTCTTGTGTAGATATATCATTACTTAACAATACTCTATTCGTAATTTTTCCAGCTATTGCCGCTGGTCTAAAATCAAAATATGAAGATAATTTCTGTTTTCTATAAGTCGGAACATCATCATATTCGACATTAGTATATGAGTTAACTATTGCAAATGACCCAGAACTATGTTCAAAAAAAGAATACACAACTATCATTCTACCAATACAAGGGTCATAACCACGTTTTACATTTAAATACCCCAAATTAATAACTTCATTCCGTTGTCCATCATCTAAATCATAAGAATCTGTAATATCATATAATGGTAATGGGGATGTACTGTCATCTGTCCAATCCATAGATCCACTATTTGCCAAAACACGTTCTTCCATTTCTTCATAAAATGGTGATAATTCACCACTGGCACTAAGACTATATGACCAAGGGTTAAGTCCAGTTTTTTCAAAATAATTAAAAGCATCAGAAGCATACTGTAATTGTTCAATGGACATACTATTAATTAATTCAGTTTCATTATCTAAGCTTATTCTATATACAAGAGTATCAATATTTACAGTATCATATATCCTATCCACCTCACATATATCAGAATGTCTTAATTGTACCTTTTTCATAGTATATTCACCACGATACTCAATCGGTGATACAGCATCATACATAATACCAGAGCTCGTAGTATAAGTTGTTGAATTCGTTTTAATCATATCAAGATCAAACGATGCGGATATTGCAGCAGAAAGATCATTGCCAGCACTCGCTACAGAAAACCCGTCTATGCCATCACCCGTATTATCAACCAATGAATATGGTAACTCAATAACATTATAAACTTTTCGTTTAAGTTTCTCTACCGCTTCCGTTTTCACTATAGGAATATATATATCAATTGTCGCATCAGTCCAATCTGTCGAGTTGGATATATCCACAGTTCTATAATTATTAGAAAATGACACCATAGATGACGTTATTTTATGAACTACACCAAGAAGACCAACACTACTATTAGTATATGAAAAATAATAACGTTCATCAAATGCCATAAATTTTTCAAAAGAGTTATCACTTAAAGTTAAAGTGATAGAACCATTTGCAACTGTTGTATTTGAATATAATCTAAGAAATTTATATGAAGTGTCAATGGAAACACTACCAGTAACTTCATCAACATGTCTTACAGTTTTTATATAAGAACTCTCTAATGGTATTAATGAACCAGAACCAGATATATCTATAATTGATTTAGATATTATTATTCCACCAGTATCACGTTTTATAAGATCTGATATAGTCCCCGAACCATCCGTCCAATCACCACCAGAACTAATATATTCAACTGAACCTATATTATCACCAACATTAAACATATTAGTATTAACTGTTTCTGATGTACTATATTCAGAACTACCCAAATGTTTGATAATAATATTACCAGAATCTGAATAATAAACATTTCCAACCGTTTTATTATTAAGACCAAACTTCTTATATGCTATAGCTTTATTTTCAATATCAATAGACCCAACACCATTACTAACAATATTATAAGATACTAATGTTGATGCACTAAATGTCCATGTACCAATTATAGAAGGTCTAGAAGATACTGACCTAATATTTTCACTAGTATACTTATTACCAGAATCATCTGAGTCATATTCAATATCAGAAATAAACAGTTTAAATATAGCACTTCTCTCATCAGAGTTAGTTGGCCTAGTTCTAGCATGAGATAATCCATTACTAATACTACCACTACTAGATAAATATTCAAATCCTTTAACTCTTGCAGTTGCAACTACACGTACCCCTAAAGTATTCTGAGTTGTATTTTGAATATTATATACACTAGTGGACCATTCTGAATCACTATGAACTCTAGTATTAGTATGTAATGTATTTGTGAACGCAACATTATTAGCATTTAAACTAGACTTGGTTACACCAAATAGACAATTTTCTGTAAATATTGGAGTATTATAAAAATTAACTCTAGTTCCCACTTCAGGTACGCCAGTCACATCCGATATATATATGAAAGATCCAAGTCCTGTATTAATATATTCATTATTCCGTTGTACACTGTCTAATGCCTTTTTATATGGTATATACTTTGTATTCCTACTTCTAATATTCCACCCAAAAACATAAGCATTCCCTCTCTCAATACCAAGTGATAAATGATCATCAAAAACATCCATCATATCGTCATGAGTTTTACCTGGATAAAATATTGTATTATCAATTTCTAAGTTTTGATCAGGATAATTAGTTTTATCCTGTAAGGATACATTATGAATTAATGGTACATCATTAATACCATCAAATAATTTAGTATTAATAAAATTATCAATTACAAACTTTTCTGCCAATAATGGGTCAATGAATTTTAAAGAATCAATATTAACAACACCCCTATTAGTATTTTTATTAAAATATTCTCTGACATCCAATCCAAATGGTGACACCGTATAATGTCCAGATTCGTCATATGTACGTCTAGCTAATATTTCCATCCAATTAAACATACCGTTATCACGATCTATTAACTCTTCAACTCCACTTTTAACGCCCAATAACTGAATAAATTTCTCTGTTAAATTTTCATCATAAGGTATTGTAGTAAACAATAAATTAACTTTATATCTATCAGCACCTGGCGAATTATAATTAGATGTCCCTTGAGCATTATCAAATAACGAACTATCGTCATATACTGATACTATTTCTTCCTGTAAAAACAACCCAATCTTATATGATGGTTTATCTGAATATCTATCCAACGATATAGTCTGATTAAAAACATTTACTAAATTACCGGCAACATAATAAATACCATTATCTATATGTGCAATAGACCCCAACCCAATAGATGGGGCATGTGTTGATATGTCAATAGGTATTTCACACTGATATGCCGATAATGGTATTGTTGTTGGTCTTTCATCATCATCTAAAACAAAACCATCAACCGTATTTAATATATCCCCTATAGAATATGACACATCACCAGAATCGTTATTAGAACCTGTTCTGTATTTTATAAAAAGTGTATCAGTCATATTATCATCATCCAAAATTGATGATTCTACATGAACAACCGTGGCCAAAATACCTATTGTACTTATAATATCTCTGCCAACAAAATCTGATACCGCATTATATGATAATCCAACAGACCTAATTACTTTTATATACGATATTCCAATATCCATAGATGTTCCACCTGGAACTACCATTGCTCCATTTTTATAAAACGAATCAGATAAATTTGAAATTTGTTTTTGTAAAATTGACTGTATCTGTGTCAATTCCCTAGCCTGCACACTATATCCAGGTTTAAATAATATTTTTAAAAAACCTTTATCATTATCAAAATCATCATGATATGGGCTGGTATTTAAATTTATAGTCATAATTTGATTCTCATTGTTATCTATGTATTAAGTTAATATTTATTAGAATTCAAATACAACTTTTATATCTTCTATTTGATCTATAGCACGTGACACCGGCTGTCTATTCTCAATATATAACACTTTACCACGTCCACGTTTTACGTCAAATAACTTCTCATTAGTAGTTTCATAATTAGGGTGGTTTGGTCCTCTATACATTTCATTTTGGGCAATCATATTATTATAAGAATTTATAGGATCACTTATAATACTAACCTGTCTAAACACCGATTCATTACCGGCTACAGGAAAAAATGGTATAGTTTTAGAAACATTTAAATCATCCGATATCGTTGTCTGTTCATCATACTCTAATTTTAAAGAAATCATACCATAATATGCCCCCAACTCTTCCACCGCATTAAACCCGTGTCCGTGTGGAGGTGATATGATGGGTCTAACTTTACACTCAATAAACCCAAGAGCATTCTCAGTAACATTACCTGCTCCTAATGAGACGTTACCATCACCATAAGTATATTCAAGACCTTTATTTAATATTACCACCCTATCAACTTCATTAGTAGTAATACGTGCGTATCCAGAAAATCCAGTTCCATCACCAGCTACAATAACAGAAGGTGCTATAATTATCGACTGTATAGTTCCCAACTCAGCAGTCGTAAACGTGAACGGTGTTTCTACACTCCATATGAGAGTCCCACCACTCACTACATTATCAATACCAGCATTAGTAGTATGTAATACTCTAAATGCACCCGAATCGACCGCAGAGGTGGTTTGAATATATATAGAATATCCGGTAAAATCAACTCCATCAACAACACCTAATGGTAATGAACCACCACCAGTATTTAATGATGAAAGAATTGAAGAAGTTAGTGTTGTCACTATTATATTATCGTGGTATCCATACCCGCTAGACTGTGTTGTATTTAATACATCAGGATCACTACCGTCATCCGGCAATACTCTAACCCAATCAATCCTTCCAGAATTTAAAACTGACTGTGCATTTTCTTTTATTTGCCATTGTGTATAATCAGCGGTATTTATTGATCCTGGATCTGATGATATAAATTTAACTGGCATATAATCTTTTGTTAAAAACTGAATGGCATCTAACATAAAGATAGAATACATATATTTCCAAACGTAACCATCCGCAGTTTCAAATGGATCATCAACCAAGGATCCACTGGGTGATACGGTTGACGGCACTTTAGTGACACCGGTTGTCCCATTCCACTTAGAATTATTAAGACACTTATATACAGAATATTGATTATCAGTACCAACCAACACATATCCATTCGGAATAATAGATTCACTTCTAGTATTATCATACATTTCATATACAATACCAGATGTCCAATCTATCCTTGGGGCAGATAATGTTATACTATCAGGGTTAACACGTTTTATAGATGTTAGGTTAGATAGTATATCAAACGCACCAGATACCGAATCATCTGGTGTTGGTGGGTTAGCATCATCCCACCATTGTGAAGACTTACCTATTCCTAAATAAATATTATTATAATGTGATTGTGTATAATATAACCAACTATTTGTAACTCCTGTTGCATGTGTAGGTGCAATATCCACCGGAATATCATCTATTGCAATATAAAGTCGTTTCTGATGTAATACTGTATCACCTTCAGCATAAATGGTGCCCGTCCTCCATTGAGGAGCATTCAATTTTATAGACTCTATAAATTGTTGTGCATTAAATATTCTTAATTTATTTGTTATAATCGCCGACATAATTATTCCTTTATATTCGTATTTTAATTTAATCTCTTAGTTCTTTTATCATATTTAGATCACCGACCTTCCAATTAGATCGTGGGATTGTATCTTTGGTATATATGGTCATTATTGATTCGTGTCCAACATTCACTCTCTCATGACTATAATTAGTTATATCATTTATCTTATAGTTTAAAAAATCATTATCCTTAAACCATTGAGGTGTGTTGTAGAATTTCATACGTTCTATTGATTTATATGTCATACCAGATATCTTATTATATTTAGTATCCGTATCTTCTTCAGTTACAATCAATATTTTAGGCAATATATCTATCTCTGAATCTAATACCGCATGATAATTACGTTCATATAAAGATTCTATTATCTCTATAGTAGATGACGGCCATACGTGATCACTATAGTCAGTTATGCCCAAATTCTTATTAAAATAATGGTTGAATTCCTCAATTCTCATCATAGGAGTTATTATATTCTCTACAATAACTGGATATTTTTCTATGTCGGCCCCGTGTCGTAGAACCTTCATGACATCTTTTATTGTAGTCTTACCGTCATTATCAATATCCCACCTTGCAACTCCATTAACTTTTGACATCAAGAAATTTTTAAGTTTCTTAATTCTTGGTGGATTATGAACTATATCAGTTGATATTTCTAATGCAATATCATATACCAATTCACTAATATCTACTGTATCATATTTATAATTAAATTGTTTTAAATTATAATACGTCCATAACGTCTCATCTATAAATCTATCAGATATATCGACTATAGATTTAATAACATTTGTCTTATTATATGTATATTGTCTAGGTAAAATCCCCGGCACAACACCACTAACTTTATAATTAGTATACGGTGACACTAACACTTCATCAACATTAGTATATCTATATTTCATAAGTTGTTTATACTCATCACCGGATCTAAATCTAAACTTCGTCCTCTCTAACGACTTAGTAGATACTCCTAATGTTGGTATTTGATGAAACCTCTTATGTTGTCGTATCACAAACTTATCATCCCTCACATCACCGCCATTGGCGATAGAACCTACCCAATTATTCGATGCTGACTCCACGTTACCCCTAGATCTACTATCCCAACGTATCTCTACAACATTTGGATAATCAGACTTAAGTTCAGAAACCGTATCATCACGTGGACCTTCTCCATCTGGTATTTCTCCCATGGATATAATATAATCCACTTTCAAAATAACATACCCATCCATAAATTTCACAGAAACAACTTGGAACTTACCCCAATTGTAACTGCTATTATAATATTCAGATTGTTGTCTAGATTTGTATATTGTGAAAAATGAACCGAGGATGTTATCATTCTCGAAATATGACAACATTGAATTTTCAAACATGTCTTTGTTATTTAGAGCGATAAAAGTTAGGGACGACCAAGGATCAGAGGGGTCACTATCAACAACGGGGATTTGACCAATGTCTGTGATGTTAACATCTTTATACAACCCATACCTACCGCCACCAGAATCAACAGTACCCCACATGGTTATCGTATCGCTTGCCAAATGATCTGGATCAACTATATCAACTCCATCAACGGTTGTATAATGTGTATGTGATGTATCACTTTCTAAGGTAACCGTAGTATCCTGAACCCCTGTCATTGGTTCATCACCAAATTGTAAATTATCATAATACATAACATCGTGATGTGCTGCTCCCAATACATCATTAATATCAATTAATTCATCTGACATTTCTAATAAATTAGTACTACTGTTAAGTGTTATGTTTCTAGTCCATTTCCCGGCAGCATCCATATTATCAACTGTCAATTCTACATTTTTAATTATTTCATATAATATGGCACTTGACGCTATTGTAATATCTTTTCTATCTACAACCTCCGCTTCCAAAACAAATTCACCAAACATCATCATTCCTGCAGGATGAAGTATTTTCTTAACAACATCACGCCATTTATCAATTACAACACCACATCTCAATACATAAGAATAATCTTGCCACAACAACCCATCATGAATTTTATCATCAGCTGACGGATACCCTTTACGATTACTAAAATATCCTTCTCTCACACATAACGGTCCTGTTTTAACATTTATAACCGCTTTACCATTACCCATTGTAGATAAGTCAAATGTTGGTGCAATGTCATACCCAATACCAAAATCAGTATATAATGAATGTTTAATACTTAAAACACTAACATTTTTCACAGAACCGATATTACTACCAATAGTTTTAAATATAGCACCAGATCCAACTGACTGATAATCATCAGTCCAATTCGAAACATATGCTCTAGGTGACGATTGATATCCATATCCACCATAAATAACTTTAACTTTAGTTATAGACCCCCTTGACTTATTATTAAATACTATCTTCATAGTATGCCAGTCAGGTAAGGTATATGCAATCAATGACGTATTATTAACAAAATCACTATTAAAAGATCGTTTCCATAACGTCAATATATTATTATCAATTTCCCACTCATCATCTTCAAGAGTAACATTAGTCCTAATAGGATTCATGTCCCAATATTTTATGTTACTAACAGTCCCACCAACATTATAATCTTCAAATCGTTTTCCAACCGACACCCTAACTGTGGCGTATATACCATTACATAAGTCAGTTACTGGTGGAATACCTAAAATAATAGAAGTACTGTTAGGTGCATTATCCCAATCTATATTACCACCAATAATAAAAGCATCCTCTACATATGTTAACTCATAATTTGCAAAATATTTATCAAATTCCTGAATTAACAACATTGGTGAAATTATTAATTCATGTAAATATCGTAAATGTTTATAAGATACCCTATGTCTTAATAAATCAATTACATCTGATATAGACGTACTACCATCAAAATTAATATCACTTCTTTTATAAGTATTACTGTCAATTGGATTAATAACATTTTCTTGTAAAAAATTATATAAATCAACATCCTTCTGTGCAGAACCAACTATAATACCACCCAATTCTTGGGTTACTGCCTCCAAAGCTTCGCCCCACCCATATATCATCTCATTATGATTTTTAGCAAATGGTGCAGAAGTTATAGCAAATGGAGTAAATGGTTGTTCAAAGGTTGCTGCTATTGCAACTCCATTAATATGCAAACTACATTTATTAGTATTCATATTAATATAACAAGATATATGCATCCAACCATCAGGTGAAACATTAACATTAGCATAATCTATAATAGGAATGTCAGTAGCATTAAATATAATAGTGCCACCACTCGCATCATTTACTTCCAATCTAAACCATAATCCATCAATATCAGTAGTATTCGCAGCACATTCTTGCCATAATACTATCTTATTTGTATGTGGTGTATCAAAAAGAGAACATAGTGAGAATAAAGTACACTGTGTAGGATAATAATTATCCGTTGCACCGTCAATATATATTTTAGCAGGTTTATACCAAAAATCTATAGTGAAATCGTCAGGATAATCATCACCTGGTGAATTATTACATTTAGATAATGACTCTCCAAGTCCTTTAACATACAAATATCCATCATCAAAAGATAAAGTAGACTGATCACCAAACACATGAGAATCTAATCCCGTTGGATTTACCCACTCTCTACTGCCAAAATGCATACCAGTTAGACATCCAATTTCATCTATCGTAAATCCTTTGACCGGTGTGTCATACCCTTCAAGTCCATCTAGCCCATAATGACAATACCCATCACGATTACCATGATTTGACACATATGCAAAATTCATTTGCAAATCAAACATATTCATATAATTACTGAATCGTTTACCATTATTTTCATTAAAATCTAATAACAATAAGTTGGAATTATAATGTATGTCTATATTAGTAATAACAATAGAAGTATAGTATGAATAGGATATATCCCACACGGGACTACCCGATATGTCCGATATATCAAATTGAACAAATCTACCAGCTGCCAGTGATGGATCTTGTATCCATTCACCAGAATATTCGGTAACAGGTGAGAAACACTTTTCTATTTTAGCTATAGCACCAGACCCGAATGTTCCATCTTCTATAAATGATATCAATTCCCCCTCTATGTAATCATCACCGCCTTCTACTACTACTACCTCACTAACGTTACCGTTACTTATATCACTAATATAACTGCTAAATCCCTGTCCACTTCCACTGTCAGATATATATATATCCAATAATCTATTCAGGGGGTAATCCGAACCACCATTAAGTATGTCAACACCAATAGCACATTCGTAAAGTTGTTCAATGTGAGTTTGTAACTTTTCATCACCACCTAAAGAGTATACCATAACTGTTTCTTTACTAAGAAACTTTCCATGTTGTATATTAGATAAAAAATACTCAATGGCATATAATCCGTTTATATTATGTGTTACATATCTATCAACGGTTGCCGTAGTACCACTAACTACACCTACAACATCAACTGGATTATAATTTACATTATTATAATTAGTCATAACCCCATCGGCATCCCTATAAGGAACGCAACGTATACTTGTATCAGACACCCATATATTATTACTTGATTTAAATAAATGATTTTTGGGATAGAAAAAATTCACATCTTTATTATAAAATGCATGAAATATAAACTCGTATGATTTCTCCGAACCTTTATTTCTATAAAACTCTTTCATAAATTTAAGAAATTGTTTCTTATTACTATACCTAGCCTTCACCGGCATTGTAGTCTCATCAGTGGAAGCACGTTCTTCACTAAAATATTCCCTATTAAGTGTATACTCAACTTTAAGTACTACTTGTGATTTAAGGGTAACAATATCACTTCCATTTAAAAACCTAAGAGTATTCCCCTCTATTATATAATTACTATTGTCTATAACTTGATAATCAGTACTACCATGATATTGAAGAATTTTAATCGTTAAACTGATAAAACTATATAAGTCATTCTCAACCTTAATACGTAAAGTTACAGAATTATTTAATTTAGTTCTAACCTCATCTGGTATAAATAAACGTGGGTCATTCAACTCATTTGTAGTAAAATTCAACCATGTAGATCCATTATCAAATGAAACATATACAACACTCGTTCCACCCCCACTACCAACTATACTGTCTGGTTGAATTTTAAAAATATTACCATAACTTATAACTATTCCAGTATCATACTCAAAATCACTTTGGGGTGACACCGGATTCGTATGTGATATTACTACAGTTCCTGTCAAATATCCAGAAAGAAAATTAATTTCGGCAGGAGTGTCGTTAGTATAACCACCACCACCATAACCTACACTATAATCAATAACCTTACCACCTACTACCGTCATTATTACTTGTCCGTTGTTATTCCCACCGACAACGTCCACATAATATACCCCATCAGTTAAAAAATAACCATTATATCCATCGGTAAAAATAGTATCAATTGATCCACTTAGATTATATGTAAAATGTGATTTTGGTGCTATGGTATAATCAGTATGCATACCATATCCACCCGCACCTTGATTATTAAAAAAATCTACATCAGTCATTTTAATATCAGTATACCCATCACCACCACTAACTATACTAACGGATGTTATATACGAGTTCTCTACTTTAATTGATAAAACACCACCCTTATTAGTATCAACATTAACATAAAATATACCATCTGTCCATCCACTAGATTCTCCATCATATATAACATCAGTTATTTTACCTTTTTGTAATATTAAACTCTTACTCCCGTCTGATGGGTCAATTATCGTCGTTTCTTTGATTTTAAAGATAAATTCTGGCAACTCTATAACTTTATAATTAGGATTAAATGACAACGATTTAAGTATATCATCACGATCCATCGTTATTCTATTATTATAATTAGATATTTCACTATATGTATCTGATGTATCTGAAATCTGATTACTTAATACACCAACATCTATAAAATCATAACTATTAACATACACCTTAATAAATTTAACTCTAAGTTTAACATCTAAGTCCTCATAATATGATGGTTCATAATATGATAAGTCATATATTGACACCACTCCATTTGATATGAAATTATCTGACTCATATGTTATTTTATTAAATGATTGATTAGATGAAGATGATATATTCTTTGGTGACACTTCATCTCTAACTCGTTGTAAAGATATTACATCAGGTATTGTTGATGCCAATTCAGATTTAAATTGATCGATAAATACATCTATAGTATAATCTATATCTGAAAATTCAGTTATACGTGATATCAAGTCAATTTGTCCATATTCACGTTCCATCCACTCATAATACAATTCTATGAATTGTATAAAATTATCATACTCATCTCCATCATTATCTACCGACATCCACATCGGCAATTGTGTTCTAATACCCTCCGATATGTGATTTAAAAAGTTCATTTTTTTCATAATATCTTAACAGAATGTACACTGTTATCTAACGTATATATCTCATTAGACTTTGCTCTAACATTCAATGTAATCACATCAATATATAATATTTGATTTTCCCTTGCATAAATATCAGGTGATTCTAATACACAAGTAATAGTTATATCAGTTGCATCTTCTTCTTTCTGTAATATAATATCTCGGATAGTTACTATACCATTATCATAATCAATATCAGATATCACAAATGGATTATCATACCTATTCCCCTCATCATCATAAGTAGATGCCACTAACTTACCTACCTTATCATCTGAAAATAAATAATACCTATCGTCACCTATCAACTTAAATTTAGTAGATGTTATACTACCACGTTTAATCCTATTAGAAAACTTAGATACATAACTAATTTTAGATTCATGAATTTCGTGTGAAATTGATACAGACACAGTTGTGACATTATTGGATATTGAATGATGACTGTCATCTATAATAGATAGAAACCTAGAATATCTAAAGTAGTCTCCGAAACTATTCAACACATCATTTGAATATTCCATTATACTAGTTCTAACCATTTCCACTATATCAGGTTCCGATAATATGGTAGATTGTGTGTTATATTTAACTAACGTTGTAATATTAACTTTAATGTATGTTGGACTCATTAACATAGGCACTATACCAATTATTGAATGATTTCGCTTTAATTTAAATTCTATATTATCACGTTCATGGTCTGATAGGTATAAAGAATTCTTTGGTTTTATTGATACTAAAACCTTACCATACATAGGTGGTACATTTTCTTCACCACCCCAAACATTAATAGAATCTATATTTGGATATATTTGTCGTAATATTTCTCTATAATCCTCAGCAGTAACTGCACGCCGTTGTGTAGAAAACTCTCTGGGAGCTGAATGTTTAATAGTCTTTATATCATCCTTATCATACCCACCCCAAGTCTTACCAATTACTGATGCTGAAATGGATGGAGAAGGAACGTGTTGTGGAGGTGTCACCCAATTCATATCACCAGATTTATTATTGGCGATACTACCCAAACAGTTAACATATTTAACAGTTACAATAGACCCAGTTGGTATAGATTTACCTAATATACCATCACCAAAATATATTTCATACTGTTCATTATATGATTCCTGTAAAAAATAAACCTTGGACTCAGAATCCAATTTCATATTATCATCTTCCAATGTATATATATTTGACTCAATTGAGGTTTCATTCGGTCTAACAGTAACTACCATGCTTGTCGTGTCAATGTCTTGATTAGATATAAGATGATGTTGATTAATATCTTCATTATTAATAATAAAAACTTCTTCTACCTGATTCCCCTGAACCAATACCATATTATCTAATCTATATACATAATAATCATGTGGTGCCTCATACGTTATATCAATATCCTTCTTAGCATATTGTACATACTTAGGGGTATAATAATGAATATTACCCTTTCCCGTATTAGAATTTAAAGTAAACACATCACTAGGATTAATTGATAATTTATTATTAATAATCTTCTTATCATTCCCATTAATATCCATAACCACCTCAGAAATAAACATACTATCTGTAGTCAAATCATCTATCACCGATACCTTTACTTTAAAAATTAAATCAACAATAGCAGTTGCACTCTTATTCGATTTCGGCATATATCCAAGTAATTTACTTTTAGATACTACATTCTCTCTAAGTTTGGCAGTATCTAAAAACATTTCATTCGCTACCATATTTAAATAAAATGCCTGATGATGGGTGTTATATGCCAACAAATCTATTAACGTATTTAACCCCGATCCCTCAAAATCATATGTGTTAAATGTTTTATCCGGATGACTCTTCATATAATTAATTATACTAGCTTTTATATTATCAAAGTCCAATTCTGTAAGTTTTATATTTGACATAATGGTTATTTTATTCTCTCTATTGGAAATGTAAAACGGATCACATTATCAGATGTCGGGATGACATATTCTATTGTAATATTTATAATATGTTTATTATTCTGAAACTTTCCCTCAGTAAACGATACCTCAATAATATCCGCACGTCTTTCATACTGTGATACTAGTTGATGTATAACGTCAGATAAATGCGACATTAAAGAAATATCATCCATATTCTCAAATAATTGATTATACACATTACCACCGAAATTGACATCAAATGGTCTTTCATACATATTGGTTAATAATATATTCCTTAATGATTGATTTATTGATGTATGTGAAGTCATATGGGCTATATCATTATTAGATATACCCTTTTCATTTAAATCAGTTTCCCAATCAGTCGGTCCTCTAGTCATAACAGATTCCCACTTTCTGAATTTTAAATCAATATCATAATATTGGAATTTTTTGTCATATCGTTTATTCATATAATTAACTACTTTACTAGTTTAAATTTATTTTAGGTGCAGTTTTTTTCATGTTTCCACCGCTGTTAGTTGTATGTGATCCACCAACCTTTGCATCCCACGATCCGTTTACTTTTATTTTAACAGAACCATTAACATATATATTAAGATTACCAGAAACATGTAAATTCTTATTACCATATACTATTTCATAGTCATTACCAACTATTTTAGTTACTCTATCACCATTAGGGTGATATTCTTCAAAAGAACCACTCTTATGATAAGTATGAATTCTTTCAGCACCAGGAGTATCATCAAATTCTTGATGGTGTCCTGACTCAGTGCTTAATACTTTATTATCAGGATAGGTAGGAGCGTATTTAGTTTGTGGCTCTGAAAATAAAGGATTATTAACAACTGATAATTTTTTATTTGTTACTATAGTATCAATCTTTTCATTATTGGAGAAAGTTGAAGATGGAATTAGATTCCCTAATCCTTTCTGAAAATCAATTTCAGAAACATCCCCTTGAATTGATTGTTGTAACAAGGTGTCGGCCGTTCCTAAAATATCTTCAGACTCTGTTACGGGCACCCTTTCTTCAATAACCAAAGATGACACAGATCCTCCCGACCGCATCTGCACCGGAAAATCAAGATCCGAGATCATTTTCATTTCTCCAGAAATCGTTAACAATGGAGAATTAAACATTAAATCGTCATTAGCAACTATATTTTTAACATATTCTACTAACTCTGTTTTAGTTGTAAAAACCTTTTTAGTAGTCGCCCCTCTAGCTAACCTATTAACATCGGATTCATTAATAACACTATTGTATTGTAACGTTTCTTCTTTATATGGATATACTTTTGTTGGATCACCATAAGTCAATTCGTCCTCATCTGTTCCCGACGGTATTCCAGGAATAGTACCCATCATTATTGGGTCTTGAGCACTCTCACCATCTCTGAAAAATCCAACAACCCACGAACCCAACATAATACCAGTTGGAGATATACCAATACCACCAATTGATGCCGATGTTATTGGCATCATAGGACTCGCCCATGGTAACTTGTCAGTTGGCAACATAGAACGATTGTCAGTATGTAATCCAATAACACGTACACGACACCTACCAACCATTAATGGATCATCTGTATCTTCAACAATACCATGAAACCATATGAAATTATCCATACCCATATAAGAATTCATTATAAATTTAATCCTATTCTATCTTTAGCTACATCAATACTCATAATATATGAATCTCTAGTTATTATATGTGTTATGTTTATAATCAACCACTTACCAGCATAAATTTCATCACGAATAACCTCATTTCCAGGACGTTTAATCGGGATTTCTATTTCTAATAAGTCACCAACAGCTAGTGAAGTATTACCGGAAACTTCTATATTCATCTTTAAATTATCAAATAACTGATTACCATAATTATATTTTAAAATATTATCTGATATATTATATTTATTTAACTGATTGTGTGGAACTAACATAACATTATCAGGATAATATTTTAACAAAAAGGTTGGATTCTTACTCATTAATGGGTATAACCGACTCTTTATTTCTCTTTTTCTAACACGATACTTCTCAGAATCTTCATACCACGAATGTGTTGTTTTCTTAACCTTTCTATGTACAACATCACAACTCATAACACCAGATGCATACATACCTTTGGTTATATTATTTATAACATCAAATCTAGATATAACTTTATATGATATTAATGACATGTTTTCTTCTACTTGATCCTCTATCGTTCCATAGCTCTTAATATTCTTACCAGAACCCCGATATTTATATTTAATACTCTCATCGAAAAATGATTCAATAGACTTAAACATATATTCACGATTGTTCTCAAAAAATACATAAGATGTACTAGTATCATTATGACACCTAGAAGACAACCAATTTATACACCTAAAGGGAGACATATTAGGTATCACTAAGTCCTGTTCGTCCATACTTTGCTCAACTGATATAAATTTATTTGAATCAATATCACTTTCGTTAAATATATCACTTGCGATAGAACTTCCAGATCCAGATACATGTCTTGATATCTTTTCTTCAAAATTCATAGTAAAGTCAGTAGTAACCAACTGCAATACATATTCTATAGTCTCGTTAACTGTCTTTATATCCGTTACGGAATACACCTTCATGCTCAACTTTAAAATTTCAGCACTATTAAGTTCTGTCTGTAGCCATATATTCACCGTCTCCTGTCCTACTATTGGTAATGTAACTAACATATTCTCAGGATCTTGTATAGTAACATCAACATGCATAGAAGATGTAAACATACTTTCATATATTCTCACCTCCTTAAACCATTCTTTTAAATCATAAGTTGTAGATGAATCATATGAAGTCAAGGATAATGCCCAAAACTTATAAGCATTAAATTTAATGTTTGGTGTTATCATGATATATTAACCATATAAATTATATATTTCTTTAAGTGTTAGGATAAAGTTGGTAATATGCATTGGTCGTAATAATCGTATTTTTCTATTTTTTTCATTCTCAGACATCATATATTCATATTCACTCACAAGTTTAAACTCATTCCTTTTAATTTTATCATCTATAAACTTATATGTGGTTTCGGTTATATCATATTTCAGTATAATATGAGTATAATGGTGAATATTCGTATGTGCATTTCTAATATCACCAAATTTTGATTTTAATCTACGTTCAATTACTAAGTTAGGTTTAGGCCATTCATCATATATATTATTAATATTATTTAACATTAATATAACCCAATATAATGAAGGATCATCATAATAATCAGCTGATATACTTTCAGGAGTATCCTCATCTTTAATCTCGTAATCATACCAAGTATCAAATGCATTCAACCATATAGCATTAATATCAACGGATGTAAAGATATTTTTAACTTGTCTGGGTATACCATCATAATTAGTATATCCGTATAACATCTTCCCAGAAATATCAGTTACATTTAATTTTAACTCTGGACGTATAAGTTCCGGCATATAAATAAACATTAATAACCCCCATTTACAGATACATCTTCTGAGGTAATTACTTCAAGTTCTTGTAACGATAATGTCATGGTAGTGCTATAAGGGTATTCTGTATCACCTTCCATTATACCAAATACACCTTCAGAACCATACGTTATATTACACGAAGTTATAACCGAATCTTTAATCTTAGGCAATTTCGACATATCTTTATTTTTCCCACGACCAGTAGATGATCTAAAGCTTATAGATATTGAATCTGGTACTGTATACCAAACATTATCAAAATTAGGATACATTCTAGAACGAAACCACTTAACAATTTTATAAACCACTTCTGCCTCATTTTTACTTTTAGGTACAAACTCAAACTCAAACTCAAATGTTCGCATACCAACACCCTCAAATAATAACTGTTTATTCATATTTTGTATCACCCCATGTTTTTTCTGAAAATCAATACCAGATTCATCCCCATCGACAAACTTTCCTGCCATCTTCCGAAGAGCGCCTTCGATAGCGTCAGCTGAACCTCCAAAATCTGCATATTTATTAGACCTCGCGGCACCAAAACTACCTGAAAACTCGGACTCTCCCCAATTCACCCCACCATTTACATTTATCACAGGTGGGATATATAAATGAATAGCCGTGTTACTCTTTATTGCCGATTTAGTTATTGCTAATGAGTTTTCGATGGTGCCGTAAGTCCCGATATCGAGGTCGCTTGTAAAGGGTCCTTTTTTACCACTATATTTCTCATACTGGCTCACGGACGAGTCTTTAAACTCCAACCAAGCACGAATCTGTTCTAAACCATCATCATGTGTATGCGGGATACCTATTGTTTCTGGATACTTTAAAAGGGTGGGATTCCTTTTGTCTCGAGCCAACACTTTGACATTGTTGTAGTTATCGTTATTAGTTCCTGGCATCTTATGTGTCCGTTTTATAAATATAATTATGAATATTATTATTATTTATAAGTCATAATAGTTATGAAATATCATAAAGGTAGATATATACCACATAACAAACAAAAATACATTGGTGATATCACCAATATAGTTTACCGTTCATCATGGGAAAGAAGATTTATGAAATATTGTGATACCAACTCATCAATAATTGAATGGGCATCAGAAGAATTATATGTACCTTATGTCTCACCCATAGACAATAAATATCACAGGTATTACCCAGATTTTATCATAAAAGTAAAATCTAAAAAATCAACAAAAATAATCATGATAGAAATAAAACCTGCAAGTCAGACAAAAAGACCAGAAAAAGGTAGGAAAAAAAATACTACATACTTGTCCGAAATAAGAGCGTGGACAATAAATACTTCAAAATGGAAACACGCCCTTAAATACTGTGCGACGAAAAACTGGGAATTCAAAATTTTAACTGAAGAACATATATTATAATGCAAAATTTTAAACAACTACTACACCGTATGTCTTCAACAGGTATAAAGGCAAACACAACTAAGTCACGAGAGTGGTTCAGAAAAAAAGTAAGACAATCTGGGATAAACAGAAAATCGTTAATGATGGACAAGGAAAGGTTTTCGTCAAGAATAACTGTAGGGAAAATGTATTGTTACTACTATAACCCTAAACATGCGAAAACTCTACCATACTATGATGAGTTTCCTTTGATATTCGTTGTTGATATAAATAAGGGTGGGTTCTTAGGCATAAACCTGCATTATGTTTCACCGCGTGACAGAATAGTTATTATGGAATCACTATCAACAATAGTTAATGACAAACGGTTCGGAAAAAACGCAAAGTTGGCTTTATCTTATTCAGTATTACAAAAGATATCTAAATATAATATAATAAAACCATGCTTAAAACGATACTTAGTTAGTCATGTCAGAAGTAACTTTATGCAAATAGACGCAAACGAATGGGATATTGCAATATTTCTACCAGTACAGAAATTTAAAAAATCCTCTCCATCAAAAATATGGAATAGAAATTAAAGGTAAATATAATGTCAGACTTCTCTATAAGTAAATTTAGATCAAATATCAATCGTTCTGGTATAGCATTTTCTAACAAATATACCATGACTATTGCTCCAAAAGGATCAATATCCGAGTCAATACAATCACCACTATTCAAGTACCGTGAAGATCTAAGGAATATGTCATTACGCATAGACTCATTCGAATTACCAGGAAAATCTCTCTCAACAAAAGAAGTGAAACATTACGGTCCATTTAAAAAAATACCATATGCAATGACATATGAAGATCTTCAAGTTAATATACTATTATCACAAAACATGATTGAACGTAATATAATTTCAGATTGGATGGACTATATATATAATTACAATTCATCAAAATTAAGATATTTCGATGATTATGTGACTGAAATACTAGTCACCACACTTAACAATCAGAATGAAAAAATACATATAGTTAAATTCATAGATGCATATCCTATAGGAATAGGAGAAATTTCATACTCCTATTCCAATGCAGAGTCAAGTACAATACCAATAACATTTGCATATAGAAAGTGGATAGAAATTCCAGTTAACTTAACATCCTCAAATGATAATGTTAAAATATTTCGTGACGGAAATATCATTTCTAAGACTGCACCGATTAAAGACGAAACGGGGAATATCGTGCGTATGAATGCACAAAGGGAACAATAATCAATAATATCAATTAAACAACAAGGATAAAAAATAATTATGACTTTACCTACTATAGTAACACCGACATATAAATTAATAATACCATCTACTAACAAATCAATAAAATATAGACCATTTCTAGTAAAAGAAGAAAAATTACTATTAATGGCAAAAGAATCCGATTCAATTGTAGATAATATTGAAACCATAAAACAAATAATTGAAAACTGCATACTAACAAATATAAATGTGAATAACTTATCTACATTTGACATAGAATATATATTCATTCAATTACGTTCAAAATCCGTAGGTAATATAATTATTTTAAATTATGAACACGATTGTCCAAATAATGAAGATCAAAAACAAATAAAATTTAATGTTGACTTAGATAAGGTAACTATAGAAAATAATAACACGAATAATATAATCAAAATTAATGATGATATCTCCGTATCACTGAAATATCCAACATTCAATACATTAGAAAGTATAGACATAACTAATAATATCGTTTCTGATATCAATATACTTGCCAAATCTATAGACTATATCACTGATGGAAACATAAAACACGATTCTGCCGACTATACTCTTGATGATATTATTAACTTTTTGGAAGCATTAACATCAAAACAAATTAAAGATATATACCGTTTTTTTGATAATATACCAACAACTGAATTTAATACAAATATAAAATGTCAAAGTTGTGAATTTAATAAAGACATAAAAATTACAGGCATTACTGATTTTTTCGTATAAGTTTATATTATGATGATCTATTAAACCATTATAAAACAAATTTCTCATTAATGCAATATCATAAATATAATTTAACTGAATTAGAAAATATGATACCATATGAAAGAGAAATATATATAACGTTATTAATAGAATATTTACGTGATTTAGAGAAACAAAGACAAAATAGAAAATAATGAACATTTCAACTAAAATAATAGAAATATCAAAAGCAATAGATTCTCTTAGAATATTCCCTAGAATATTTATATCTGTTTATATGATATTATTATATGATGCCATTCAGTGGTTTATGTCACTGAATGCACCAACACCAGAACAGACTACACTTATATCAGTAATTACTGGTATAGGTGCAGCTTGGTTTGGACTATACATCGGCTCAGGCAATAAAAAATAAAGAGATAACATATGACTACATTAAATGATATAACTGGTAGATTACAAGAAGAAAATACAAATAATATATTATCTTCCTTGCAAGAAAGGTTATTAAAAATACAAGATAATATGGACTCAGACTCTGGAAAATTCTTTCTCAAAGAATTATCAGATATTATTGATAAATCTGACACAAAATCTCAAAAAGGACTAAACAAATTAAATAATAAATTGAGTAATTTAAATAGTTCCATAGACAAATCAAATTCACTTAATGATTCAGAAAAAAATATATTTAAAGAATCTATATCAGAACAGAGTGAAATTGTTAATAACAATACAACATTAGCCGCTAAAATTGAAAGTATTATAACAAATAAAAAAGAAGAAATTGCTAATAAAGGATTTAATACAGATCTAAGTGGGGCAGTAATGGCAGTAACGGGTTCACCCGCATTTGGTTTAGCTGCAGGATTTATTCAAGATAAAATACAAGACAGAATTAAAGAAAATGTCGAATCTGAACATGAAAGAAAAGAACAAGAATCTAGAATAAAACAACATGAAGAATTAAAATCAAAAGAATTTGATTTCTTAAGAACACAAATATCTGAACAAGACGTAAAGGATAAATTTAATCTTACTGAAGATGATATACTAAACAAGGCAAGAGAAAATAATACAACATATGAAGAATATTTAAATACATTAAAAGATTCTATCATAGAACAATCATCTCAAAATAAAAAAACAAATGAACAAAATGACGAAATAAGACAAGAAGAAGATAATATAAGAAAAAAATACGGAATGAATGACAATGATAATGTCACATCCAACGTATATAACGAACCAACCAACAATGATAATAATAATGTCACATCCAACGTATATAACGAACCAACCAACAATGATAATAATAATGTATCATCTATATTCCCAACAAGTTCTACCAGTACTGGTGTTGGACAGTCAATAGAAACAATAAGAGAACAAGAGAGACAAGAAGAACAACAAATTAATGAAATGGAAGATACTAATGAACATCTAATAGATATTAAAAAACTATTAGCTAAAGGTGGTATAGGTAGTGATACAGAAGAGGGGGGAGGTATAATTGATACTCTAATTGATTGGGTTGGGTTGGAAAAGATTGGAAAATACGTCGCGGGTGCGTTAGGGATTGGGACACTTGGAAGTCTATTTGGCGGTGGGGCTGCTGGGGCTGGGGGTGCTGCTGGGGGTAATGCTTTGACAACTTTTATGTCAAGTTTAAGCATCCCCAATATAACTGGACCAGTTGCAGCTGGAGGCAGGGGTCTAATGAGTACCATTGGAGGACTTGCCACTAACCCAATAGGACAAGCTGTATTAGCTACGGCAGCTCTAGGTGCAGGTGGTTATCTGTTATGGGATCATATGAGAGGTTCTGAAGAATCAAAGGCTGCATTAGATTTAGCAGAAGAAGCAGGAGCAGTCGAACATAACGTTTTTGGCGAATCTACAGTTCTAAAGGGTGGGTGGGAAAAAATCAAAAAAATGAAACCTGAAGCAATACAGGCTCTCGCAGATTATGATGATTGGGATGCTGAAGCCAAAAAGGGATTTGATGAAATACTAAATCCAAAAGCTAAAAATACAAAGGACTATCAAGAAGGTAAAAAAGAAAAAGAAATAGCACAACAAAAATTAGATACTTTTAATAATGAAAATATTAATTCTGAAAAAATTACAAAAACTAGAAAAGATGCTTTTCATGACGATGAGAATTATCAAGAATATAAAGATCCTGAAATTCAAAAAGAAGAAAATAAATTAAATACGGATTTAGATTCAGCAGATAAAAAAATAGAAAGCGCCATTCAAAATGAAGTGAATAGACTTACTCCAGGATATACAAAACCAGATTTTCCAGATGACCCAGATGATGTAGAAGAGGCTGACTTTGAAAATCATATGTCCAAACTAAGAATGTTATCCAGAGTTGGATTAGTAGATTATACACCATTGGCTAAAGATGGTGATGACAAATACTCATCGGAAGACGTTTCCGAAAAGTCAAAATCAGGACTAGGTGGTCTTTGGCAATGGGATCGCGATAGAGAATACACAGGTGAAAATGCACATCCAAAGGTAGTGGATAATATCATGAATATACTGGCAGAAAAATCTCTTAATGCTGGGGCTGAAAACAACATAGAATCACGGGGTGAAGTAACAAATACTAAAAGCAAACAGACTTTAGAAGAATCGAAAGGTGACTTAGATAAAAAAACTGACACAACTAAAAAAACTGACACCGGAGATTACCAACCACTAGACACATCTAGATGGTTGGATTGGGGTAATGGTGATATGTCTGACTTATATACAATGGATGATGGTACATCATTAAGTTATAATTACTATAAAGGACAACGATATAAATGGACAGAAGAGGATATTCTATCTAAGTATAAACAATACAAACAAGGAGAAAAAGTTAGCATAGGGATGAATGCAATGCCACAAGACCAAAATCATCTAAATGAGTTTTCCCCTTATTTTAAAAAATTACAAGATTCCGGACAACTAGATAGAAATATATGGAAAACAAAAACACCTTCTAACAAGTTCTCTAGATCTAATGATAATAATATAACAACACAACCACCTAAAACTAAAATATCTGATAATGATGAAAAACAAAAAGACGAATCAACTCTATTAGAAAACGCGTATGATTATACCCCTGTAGGTATGATGACTAATATGATGGGATTTACTACATCTGAATCCGATAAAGAAAAACAAAAAGACGAATCAACTCTATTAGAAAACGCGTATGATTATACCCCTGTAGGTATGATGACTAATATGATGGGATTTACTACATCTGAATCCGATAAAGAAAAACAAACAGTTGATCCTAAAATTAGTTTGCAACCACAGCATGAAGAAGGTCAACCACAATATAAAGAAGGCGAAGAATGGAAAGAATTTAGAAAACCAGCAAGAAGTCCTGGCAATAGTAGGTCTGAGCAGGCAGCAGATTCTAAGGCCAAACTACAGTATAAATACGAGCTGAGCAAAAAAAGTAAAACTGGTGGTTTGATCGGTAATGAACCTGTCGGGGATGAACTAACCGATAAGCAATATTCCTTACTGTCAACTCAGAAAAGAATGAACAACACTGACAGTACCGGCATCCAGTTAAGACCTGAACATCAACAACTGATGCAACAATATGAAATGTCACAATCTAATAAAATTAAACCTTACAATAATCCTAACCAAAGTAATACCGCATTAAGACAAAATGAATTAAATAATGAAAAATCTAAATACGAAAACAAAAATAAAAAGGAATCTAAAGATAATATAATCAATGCACCAACTAATAATGTAAATAATTCTAAACAAAATATTACCAATGTAATAGACACTTCTAAAAATTCATTTAATAGTGCTAATAAAGGATTACGTGGAGCATTTTAATACATGAATTCTTTATCAATACTGATTTTTATTACTGTATTGGTAAATAGTGGCAATGGTATTGTTGATAAAAAAAATTATTATAATGAGAGTTCAAGAACACTATCAACATTTTCAATATTTACTGGGGAGCAAACTAAACACTCTGTTATTTCTGTACATGGAATTTCCGAACATTCTTCAACTTTCTCCAACCTTCAATCATTCCTCTCCAATAATAAT